ATGAATTTAGGTCCACAGCTGAGGTTGTGGCTGCAATGAAAGATAAGCGGTACGGAAGCGATAGTGCTTACACCAAAGATGTTGAGCAAAAATTAGGCAGATCATCAGTATTTTAATTAACTTAGGCAGCGTAAAAAAATAAATATTATCTTGATACTGAATCTGAAGTGTGTAAACTTTAATTGACACTAGCATTTTGCTAATTCCTTGCTGGCTGCAGGTGAATTTTTTGTGTCGTCAAAGGCTGTCCGTTTTCCCTTCTGTCAGCCTTTTACTCTTTGACGCTTTCCCAGCGTTGATAGTTAGTAACTGGCTGGCCTACTCCCATAGGTCAGCCATTTTTTATTTCACCTAATGAATTTTCAAAAACATCAGGCGGGGCGTCATGCCCCGTCAATTCACAAGGATATTATTATGCCCAAAGGAATTGGAACTTACGGCTCCAAGCGCGGTCGCCCACCGAAGAAACCTAAAAAAGGGGGAATGAGCCGTGGCAGGTAAAGGACTTTACGCCAACATCCACGCCAAGCGTAAGCGCATAGCTAACGGCTCTGGCGAAAGGATGCGCAAGGCAGGTTCTAAAGGCGCACCTACAGCGAAGAATTTCAAACGCTCCGCAAGGACCGCGAAGAAAACATAAGGTTACAAAATGATAGAGGTATTGGCCTTGGCTGGCGCAGTAACGAAGGTTGCTGGGGCCATTTCTGCATCCGTTAAGGCTGGTCGTGACGTAAGCGATTTACTGCCTCACTTCGGTAATCTCGCCAAACTGGATGCAGACATTCAAGCGGCTGAGGCTGGCAAACATAAAGGACCGTTGGGTCGCTTAGCGTCATCTGAACAAGAGGGCTTTGCTATTGCTCAAGCCAAAATGAAATACAAAGAAGCTCAGGCTGAATTGAAGTCTGCCTGTCAACTATACGGCCCTGCGGGAATGTGGGATTTAGTTGTCAAAGAGCAAGCCGCAGCGCGTAAGAGGCAACAAGAAGCGTTAGAAGCACAGGCACGGCAACGCGATAAAATCTTTTGGGGCCTATCGGTTACCGCTGGCGTTATTATCTTTGTCGCTGGGTTTGTTGGGATGGTCTATTTTGCCCAGATGTTTGCTTAGTTATTTTGCGGCAACTTCCAATCTACCATCCCAAGAGATGGACGCACACGCATGATTTGAGTCACATATCTGTACCTTTTGCACCCCATCAGCAGCATGAACTGGCCCAACAAATTCTAACTGCACGAATACATTTACCGACAGTGCAACCGCTATAACGGTCAGAATTACCTTCGTATAAAGATCAATCATTCTAAACTTCCTTCCAATGGGTCAACGTCCTGCCTCCTTAGGCAGACCGACTATCGACGATGAACGACTAGGCCACATGCGTGTGACAACCAAGCCAAGTAAGCAACGACAGTCATTTCCCATTCAAACAAAGGATAATAGAAATGGCAAACGCAACAGCGTCTCGCTTAGGCGTGGTCAACGGTGCATCACCGTCAGATTTCGCTACAGAGAACAATCTATTCCTCAAAGTCTTTGCAGGTGAAGTCCTGACTGCCTTTGATGAAACAAACGTAATGAAAGACCTTCATGTCAGCCGCACAATCGCATCTGGCAAGTCGGCACAGTTCCCAGTGACAGGCAAAGCAAACGCAGCCTATCACACCGTGGGAACACCCCTACTCGGCACACAGGCCATCAAGCACAACGAAAAGGTCATTAACATCGATGACGTTTTGATTGCTGATACCTTCATTGCCAACATCGATGAGGCCAAGAACCACTACGATGTGCGCGCCGAATATAGCCGCCTTCTTGGTATGGCTTTGGCAAAAGAGTTTGATACCCGCACAATGCGTGTTGGTGTTCTAGCAGCCCGTAGCGCAGCGACCATTACAGGTGGCAACGGCGGCTCTGCTTTGACTGACTCCGATGCTGACACTGATGGCGCATCACTCGCAGCTTCTATCTTTGAAGCGGCTAAGGTCATGGACGAAAAAGACGTTCCAGAGAGTGACCGTGTGGCAATCGTTAAGCCAGCCCAATACTACAACCTAGTCCAAACCACTAACGTGATTAACCGTGACTGGGGTGGTGCTGGTGTGTACGCAGACGGTACAGTCTTGCGTGTTGCAGGTATCCAGATTGTTAAATCTAACAACGTACCATCTACAAACATTGCCGCAGCAACAGCGGGTGAGAACAACACCTATCACGGTAACTTCTCAACAACCGTTGCACTGGTCATGCAGAAATCTGCAATCGGCACAGTGAAGCTGATGGACTTGGCTGTAGAGCAAACATCAGGCGACTATAACATCATGTATCAAGGTACATTGATGGCCGCAAAATACGCGATGGGTCATGGCATCCTTCGCCCAGAATGCGCAGTAGAAATCAAAACTGCTTAATTCTTTTTTGGGTCAGTCCTCACGGGCTGGCCCATTTTTTTATTCACGAGGACAACATGGCTATACCATCGTCAATGACCGAACTAGAGGCGGTCAACATACTACTTACGACCATAGGTGAGGCTCCTGTAAACACACTTACAGGTAACCAAGTGACGGACGTTTCAATCGCCAATCAGGTCTTGAATGAGGTTAGTCGTGAGGTTCAAAGCCAAGGCTGGCATTTTAACACTGAGCGGCGCGTTCCATTAGCGCCCACCATCGATAACCAAATTCCAATCCCAGCCAATGTATCACGTATTGATACGCCTGATTTTGATGGGGTTATTAAAGAATCCAAACTCTTTGACCTCACTGAGCGGTCTTACACATTTACCAGCACGGTCTATGCGGACATCGTTTACTACCAAGACTTCGATGTACTGCCAGATGTCGCCAAGCGATACATCACTATTCGTGCTGCCCGTATATACGCAGATCGGATGCTGAACTCGCAGACAATCCACAAGATGACCGCGCAAGATGAACAAAGAGCGCTGATGGATTTGAAAGAATACGAAGGCGACACCGCAGATTACAACATGATGCAAAGCTACTCAGTAGCGCGTGTGTTGAACCGTGGGTTTAACAGAAGGGTTCTGATGCAATGAGCCTAATCAGTTCTGCCATTCCAAACCTTGTGCAAGGTGTTTCACAGCAATCCCCTGCACTTCGATTGTCTTCACAGGCAGAGCTACAGGAAAACGCATTCCCATCGCTTGTCGAAGGCTTACAGAAGCGGCCACCGCTGGAACATAGTGCTATCTTAAGCAACACAACCACCGCTGGTTCGTTCATTCATTTGATAAACCGTGATGCCATTGAGCGATACTTCGTGTTCATCAACGCATCTAACCAAATTACGATTACTGATTTGGCTGGGGTGGCAAAGACAGTCACCTATCCAAACGGCACAACATATTTAAACAGCACGACACCAACCGCCGATTTTCGCGCGGTTACAGTTGCTGACTATACCTTTATTGTTAATACTTCTCAGACAGTTGCAATGAGTAGTTTAAGCACTCCCACCTATCCATTTACAGGTTTGATAGCGGTTAAGCAGGGTGACTATAACCAACGCTACACGGTCTATTTAGACAATGCTGTGGCAGCGGACATCACCACCAGTGCAACTGACCAAACAGAAACTAGAACCACAAGTATCGCAACCAGATTAGCAACAGCTATAACCGCCCAGTCAGGCTTCACAGCGACCGCCGATGGTAGCACCGTGATTATCACTAAGACGGGCAATGCTGCATTTGAGATGGCTACTTACGATAGCCTTGGCGATGCTGGGTTGTCGGCAACTATTGGTACAGTACAGCGCTTTGATGACCTGCCCTTGCAAGCCCCCGATGGCTATATTGCACAGGTGCAGGGTGACCAGACAAACGACTTTGATGATTATTATGTGAAATTCGTAGCCGATGATTCAAACAAGGTATCGGATGGTACGTGGATTGAATGGGTAAAGCCTAACATCCCTTATGAAATCAACGCGGCAACCATGCCTCATTTGCTCATCAGGCAAGCGGACGGTTCATTTACCTTTGAGCAAGCTAATTGGGGCGACAGGGCCGTTGGGGATGAAACCTCAATTCCCAACCCAACCTTTGTTGGCAAGAAGATTTCAGATGTATTCTTCTTTCAGAACCGCCTTGGCTTCCTGTCAGGCGAGAATGTGAACATGTCGAGGACATCCGAATACTTTGATTTCTTCGGTAAGACTGCGCGCACAATTCTGGATGATGACCCCATTGATGTAGCTGCAAGTCACGTAAAAGTTTCAGCACTGAAACATGCTATTCCCTTCGATAGAAAGCTGTTGCTGTTCTCTGACCAGACGCAGTTCATCCTAAAGGGCGGTGACTTCCTGACACCTAAGAACACCTCAATATCCCAAACAACTGAATACGAGGCCAGTACAACGGCCCAACCAGCCGCCGCTGGTAATGTTGTTTACTTCGCTGCAAAGCGAGGCGGTTTCACATCAATTCGTGAATACTACGTGATTGACGATACAGACCGCTCTGATGCTACCGATGTCACAAGCCACGTAGCCAAGT